AAGTCGGAGCCGTAAGGCTGCCACGCGAAGAAATCGTAGCCGAGCCGAACTGATGAATAGCCTGAAGGATTTCGACCTTGAAGCTGGTCGCCATGTAGTTGCCAGTAAAAGCCATTTAAATACTCCCGAGAATGTTTGCGATGTCGTTATAGCCGTGCTGATGCAGCTTGGCCGTAATAGTTACCCGCTCCTGCTCCTGTGCCCTGTGGAAGTAGTCCACCAGAACTGCATGGATATGAGCTTTGAATGCGCGAGCCTGCTCGATAATCGCCGGATGACTATCCTTGCCAACGTAGATGATTTTCTCTACAGCAAGATCAGCCATTTCTTCCGGATTATGCCCACGGTTGTCCGTAGTCATTACCTTGATATCCCCGACAATAATTTCGCTCACGGTACATTCACCCTTGCTTGACCACTACGGTATGCATCCCGGCGTTCCAGACCATCGCCAAGACGTTTTGCGAGCGCAACAGCTTCCTTGTACTTTCCGTCGTACAAGGTCATCATGTCCTGCTCACCCTTCATGTAAGTATAAGCTTCAACCAGCGACCCGTACAGAAGCACGGAATCGAAGTTGTCACCCAGCCACGACGTACCCGCCGTGGTAATACTTTCTGGATAATAAAAATAGTGCAGTTCTACAGAATATACATCATCCGGAGTCGGTCCCAGAATGAAGGTTAGTTCATTAGGATCGGTGGACCGGGGACCAAACAGGGCATAGTGCTGAGGAAGCCCTGTGTCTGCGGGGGTCGGGTAAGCCTCGCGGATGTAGTTAACATCCTTATTCAGTAGATACGTATAGCTGCCCGTATCATCAATAACCGCCATAGAATACGGCGCAAGGAAGTCTGCAGGGCAGGCAAGGTATTTATTACTAGCCGTAGTATTACCCGTCACGTTCTTTCGCAGGGACGGAAACTGGATCTGATTATAGATCCTCTGCTCCGCCTGCTGTACGAACATAGGAATATTACTAACGAAACTCGACTCTGTATTGTTGCAGTAGTCGATAATCGCCTGACTCAGCGCCGTATAGTTCACGATTAATCCTCGTCGTAGAACATGTAGCCCTTAGTAGCTGCACCCTTTCCACGCATCGCCTTGCGGGTTTTCATCTTGGTGTCGGACGGCCAGCGCCCTTTGACCATGACGTTATCCTTGCCGATATCCGTGATCGGATACCCACCACCCTTCTGGGTCTTGAGAACCGTAGGCTGTCGGTAGGTCTTACCCATTTTACTTACCCCGACCCGCCTTGGTGGGCTTCTTCTGGTTAGCGACACGAGCCAGATTACGGCCCATCTTCTTCATCTCAGCCGACGTAACACCGCCAGCCTTCATACCCTTGCATGCCTTAGCCTTCATCAAAATACTCCTAGGTAATAACAACCGTTACAACACCAACACCGCCCTGAGCCACAAGATTATTCGGGGTAAGCCCCGCGTCAGATCCTGAAGCTCCGCCAACCGGGTTCCAGCCCCACTGAATAATCCGGCTACCGCCGTCTCCACCCACGCCAGACACATAATAGCTAGTGTCAGGACGAGGATTTCGCACGGCCTGAGGATCTACAACGGGCCACATTCCTAACTGGAGTTGAGGCTGATCCGGCTCCCAGCAGGTTGGACAAACCAGAATGTTCACGTTCTTGGTCTTGATAACCAAGGACTTCAGTTCTTTCAGCTTGTACCGGAACCCACAGCGGTCACACTCCGCAATTGCGTGTTTGCCAGATGAGAATTGGCTAGGCATGGCTTATCTTAAAAAAGTCTGCCTCGGAACAAAGCGGACCGGAGCCTTCTCACGGTCTTCAGTTGCAGCCAATTCCCATGCCTCGTCGTATACAGATTTAAGAGCCTGCATTCGTACGTCGGCACCGGGAAGTTTCATCGAGAGATAATATGAAAGACCCGCGACCAGAGCCGGTAAAAGACGGAAAGGAATGTCTTGTCCGTTGATGCCGTTACCAGCGTCTTGCATTCTTCGCAGTCGCCAGTAGACGAGGGTGTAGGTGTTACTAGTATCGGGGACGGGCCAGACCGTGAAGCGCGGGTTCTGGACGATACTCGCGGACGAGGTGGCACCTGTGCGCCTTTCGATCCAGACTTGAATCGGGCGACCCGTGGCGTTTTTGTTGGGGATTTGCGCATAGGTACTCACAGAAATTCGGCTGATGTTAATATCGATCTGGTTCTGACCAGATCCTGTACGGATCACATGATCAAGAAGATCAACTGTATCGATAGGTAAGTCATATGTGCTGGTGCCCGGAGTCAGGACTTGAGTGCCCTGCTCAATAGTCCACATGTTGACACCACGGTTGGCCCAGTCCAACAGGAGAAGGTTTAGCGAACGGCGAGCCGTCCGCATGTCATAGCCAGACCGCAGTTCACTACCACACCGCTCAAATGCCTCTTCGATAAGCGAGTTAAGGTCGAGGTTAAAGCTGGTCGTATCTGTGGTCTTGTAGGCCATTTACTTTCTCGTAGTCTTGATCGGCTTACCGGTACCAATAACAGGCTTGGAATCCCCGCGCCGCTTGGCGCGAGGAATCTTTTTAGGAGCAATAGCGCCCATACCGCGAGAGGGTCTCATTAGACAAACCGACCCTTGGTCTTGCCACGCGACTCGATACCACCGCCTTTGGCGTACTTCTTGACCTTACCGCCCTTCTTCATACCAACGTCTTCATCGCCGTACATCTTCGTAGGCTTCTTGGAAGCTTCTTCCTTACGAATCTTGTCCATCTGATCGAACATACGCTTATTCGGTAGTTCGTTTTCCTGCCAATTCGGCTCTTTCTTTGCCTTAGCCATTAGCGCATCTTCCCTGTCGTCTTGCCCTTAGATTCGATGCCGCCGCCCTTAGCATACTTCTTCACGCTACCACCCTTCTTCATACCCATCGAGGCATGCTCGGACGACTCATAGTCCATCACATCCTTAGGAGCCTTAGCCCGCTTCAGGACCGACATCTCCTTCTTGGCGATAGCCGGAGTATCCTTCTCCTTGCCCGCAGCCTCACGGCGCTCGTGAGCGGCCAGCTTCTTCTCGCCAGCCTTGGCAAAAATGCCAGCGGCCTTCATTTCTTTCTTCACGTCGCCACCTTTTGCCATACCGGCAAACTTATTAAGTGATGCAAATGGCATGTCGAGTTTGCCATGCCGCGTATTCTGCTTGTTGATCTTGGCCTTGTCCGAGGTGAACCCACCACGCCCGAACTTACGCCCCTTATCAGCTTCAGAAAAGTCCTTGCCTACCGACTGAGGGATACCCAAACGCTTAGCTGCCTTCGGGTCGTGGGCCACCATCGCCATAAGATTGTGCTGGGCTTTGCTTTTTGAGGGCATCTTTACGTCTCTTGTACTCTTTAATCCAGTTGCAGTTCTTACATAGAAGTTGGAAGCGGGACTTATCTACACCGTGCTTGGAGAAAAACCTAATGATCTCTAGCCTACCGGTACTTCTACGATGTTCCGCTCCATCGTTATGTATGTGATCAAAATCTAGAACTACTGGGTTACTCTCCCCACAACTGACACATTTACCGCCAAGTACATCAATAAACTCTAACCGTTTGTAGTGCCGCCACTGTTCCATACGCGCGTCCATGACTGCGCGATTTTTCTGGTAATAGCGCCGCATGCGTTCTTTACGCCACTCGATATTTTCAGCCACAGGGCTTTCACTTCTTGAAACCCTTCAGGGTCTGCGCCAGACGTGCTCGCTGACCGGTCTTACCCGAAGCCTTGGCAGCCTTAGCAAGCTTACCAGCGGGGATCTTTTCGCCCTTCTTTACACCCAACGAAGACTTGAGCGCACCGGGCTTCTTGATCGCCTTCTGAATCCACTTTTCAGCCACAAAATTCTCCTAGCAGTTCCAAGCCCGAAGGCTCTTGTTGATTCGGCTATTAGGATCTTTAGCAGTCTTCTCGCTGGTCAACTTCTTTTTCATGCCCTTCATACGGGCACAGAAGGAATCCCGACGAGCGCCGCCCTCGGGCTGAGGGCGCTTAAGACCCGGCTTACCGGGATTGGCTTTGTTGTAAGAAGCCCGGCCTTTGGCATTCAAGCCGCCAGCCGGGTTCTTCCCTTCCTTGCGCTGCCACGCAGGAGTCTTAGCCATAAAATGCCGTCAAGCCGCCCAGAGTACCCGCATCCAAAGTGAAGTAGATGTTGGTGCTGAACAGGATTCCTTCACCCGGAATCAGCATATAGAACGAGTTCGGGTTGGAGTTAATCGGCAAGTCAATCTGACAGAGGATCGTGCCGGTAGCGCCGCCATCCCGAAAGCTGACCGTAGTGGTGACAGCCGACGAGACAGCGGGAGCCAAGGAGAATCCCTTCAGACGGGCACGACCTGCGAAGATCGAACCCGATCCGTTCAGATGTGTACTTTTTACATCTGTTTGCATCATGCGATGCTCCTAGCTAATTACGGGGTCGAGACAATCGAGCCATCCGAATTACGGACAGCATACGAAACAACCAACGTACCAGCAGAAGCCGCCGTAGCCGTATAGCTCAGGATCGCGTCCGTCGTGCCGACATTCAGCATCGTGCCGACGTTAGCAGCGGTAACCGTGAGGGAGTTAAGCCCCGCAGCGGTGGAGAGGGTACCGATAATCGTACCACCGACCGTGACGTTCGGAGTACCCGCAGCGCCCGTGGTCATATAAGCCTGCACATTCTGAATCAACGCGCCAGCCGGGATCATCAGCGTAACAGCCGAGCCAGCAACAACCGGAATCTGCTGAATAACCGTGGTTGCGCCCATATTACGGACCAGACCAGCAGTCGAACCCGTCGTATTTTTGACGGTGCCCAGCAGCCAAGGGCCAAGATGAGAAGCAATAGCCATAATAAACTCCTTGTCGCACAAGTCGCCATACCATCGGTGCGCCGTCTCTAGGTAGCTGGTATGGCTGGATTTTTCCTAGTTACAGATATATACACCCCTGATTATCCGCCGTCAATAATTTCATATAAAAGAAAAGGGGGGCCGAAGCCCCCCAGTTCCAGTCAAGTCTCGACTTATTAGGTCGAGCCAGACGAGCCGAACGTACCCAGCGGATCCGACCAGCCGAACGAGTAACGCTCACGCGCCTTGTAGCGCACGTTGCCCGTATCGAAGTCGCCGTCCATCGAGTTCGCCAGCGGCGAGCGCACGAAGTGCTTGAGGCCATTCGGCACGTCCGTCAGGAGGAACCAAGCATTGGTGTCCGTCAGGAAGTGGTTGACCTTGTAGCCTTCCGGAATCGAACCCATCGCCTTGAGGGCGTTGATGTCGTTATCCGTCGTGCCGACACGCAGTTCCGTGTCCAGCAGGCGCTTGGCAACAAACATCAGGCTCGGCGGAACGACGAGCTTACGCGGCTTCGCAGCGATGAGAAGACCACGCTCGTCGGTCCACGCAGCAATCTGGATCACAGCAGCTTCCAGCGAGGTCTCGTTGAGATCCGCCTGCGTCGTGAACGTGTTGCTGTTGGTGCCGCCCGAAACCAGCGGATGATCCGTCGCGTACAGCGGCTTGCCGTCACCGCCCGTGTAGGCAGCGTTGAAACCGTTGTTAAGCGTCGAGGCACCCTTGACCTGCTTCGTGTAAGCCATCGCACGAGCCAGAGCCTTCGTGTAACGCGACGAGAGCGAGTCATACAGGTTGTCTTCCACAGCTTCCTCGGTGATCGAGAAACCGAGAGCAATCGTCTCGTGGCTGTAGCGAGCAGTCCAAGCTTCCTGCGCGTTGTCATAGGCAATCGCAGCGCCTTCGTTCTTCACCGGGGCGGCGGAGAAGCCAGACAGCTTGGTCTCTTCTTCAAACGAACGCTCAGAGTTCTCTACTTCGTAGAGTTCCTTGTGTTCTTCACCATAACGTGCGTACTCCATACCGAACAGGGCGTTCAGGCCGGGGAGCAGCTCCTTGAGCAGTTGTGAACGAGAAATAGCCATTTAGTTAGCTCCCTTAGACGCCGAGCGAGTTGTAGTACGAATGCAGACCGGCGTTCAGCTTGACGAGGAACTCCGGATAGAGATCACCCTCGGTGCCTTCAACCATGTCCACGATACGCAGAGCCAGCGAAGCGGTCGTAGCCAGCGAAGCGCCGTTCGTACCAACCACGAGGTTCATAGCCGAGTTGCCAGTCGAGTTGCTACCCGAACGGAACACACCCAGAGCCGCGTTCTTGCCGATAGCACCCGGCCAACCCGAGCCAGCCGTACCGCTGTTGAACGTGCCCAGAGCAGCACTGCCCTGAATCTGGAAGACCGCATCCGGATCGTCAACCACGCGAACATAG